CCAGAATCCGCGGCTACCAATTGTTGGTTTAAGCCGTGAGATGTACACTTTGTGTACATACCCGTGTCTTAGACACGTGCGTGCGCTAAGCGCACGAGTACCACGTCGGGATGACGTGGTACGCTATCCAATACTTCGATCGGTCGATCGAAGTAGTCTTCCTCATTAGGAAAACCGTCCGTGAACTCAGTGTAGTCCACGTGGAGCATAGCTCCAGGATCGACCATGAAGTCGACGTCGCCTTCAAATGGCTTATACCAAGTGAAGACCCTGACTGACTCAATGTCAGTCAGCCTACCCATCATATAGATGGCAGGATCGAACAATATAATGTTCGAGGTATGACCGTTCGCGGTCAACCATCTCTGCATACGTATGCAGAGTTTCTTGTCGCGCGTCACGACGAGAATGAACCGGGGGATTGTCTCCCGGTTCCGCAACTGCATCATTATGTAGTTGTCAGACTCAATATACAAATTGAGTCTCGCCATTACCCAATCTGGTAATGGGCGCATGTTTCGGATCGAGTCCAAAACGTCTGGAAGACCTTGGTCTTCCAGAGTGAGGTTGTCCCTCACCCACTGGGAAAAGATTTCCCCAGACCGTATTTGGGCCGTTGGCCCAAAACGCCAACCCAATTGCATTGGGTTGTGGAGACCTAAGGCCTCCATATCTACGAAATAGTCGTAGCTATCCTGGAACACGAAACCAGGATTCTTCCACGCTTCTAAGAAGTCGGGGAAGTTCACATACGGGTCTTCCGTATGTCCAGCCGAATAACTCCTCTCTAAGGAGAATGTCGGCTCTGGTGGGTCCATTCCCGCCAGAAGCGCCCTATAGTAGGCTGCTTTAGCGAGCTTGAAAAAGGCTCGCTCAGGTGTACAAATGTTGTCCACCTTCAGGGACCGCAGTAATAGCAGTCCCTCCTCCGTGTTGGGTTTAATCACGGAGTCTGAAGGAAGTAGTTCCCTCAGTCCTTCCATCTTTGGGAGGTAGAGATGGTGCTTGTGCACCACCTTGTCCGTGCGGTCAGACCGCACGTACCGATGTCCGGTCGTACCGGACATGAGGGAGGCCATTCTGTACATGACCTCCCTGGCGTTACGGGATTTGTCCGCAACGACCCTCGCCAGGAAACCTGGAGAGTGGGGCATAGCCCCATCGCCCCCAATCTCTATGGGGACGTACGGACTGATACAGTCCGGCTCTTGCGGCACCAATATGTGCTGCAGGAGAGACGCGCGAGTAAAATACTTGCGTGCCTTTGGATTGACATTGTCAACCCAACGCGCCTCTTTTCCCAAAAGCGCGAACCTACCCGAATTACTCATCGAGTAGGCGTCTACCTCAGATATCTGGGGTAGAAGGAGCCTAAATCTTGGATAGTCCAAGTATGATAGCTCCTCGCCACGTCTCATTTGTACGTGGTTGGAGGACGATGCCCTTTGCGGCACAAGAGTCCCCTCCTCGCAGTAAAATGCGAGATGACACGATATGTACGTGTCCTCTTCAGACACTTTGAATATTGTCCGAAGGTTGTCGACCTGCGTCGACAACTGATGAACTGATGCACTTAGTGCTATTTCATCATCACCTACGAGGGAGTATACCTGTAGGCGGCTCATGCGGCAAATTGCATCATGAGCGATGGTGAGTATGACCTTGGTCATCATGTCACCCATCATCCAGCCTCTTCGTCTGGATACCAGCTGGTAACTACCAGCTTGGTCGGGAACGAAGAAGAATCGTTTCCCGTTGTACAGGGTCTTACCCAGTACAGCCAGTGCACGGGGAAAACCCTCATGCACCGATGACAGTTTTATTAGGAACTGCCATATCTGACTGCTCACAGTCAGATTTCCGAAGTCTGTAGCTTCGGAAAGATCCGTGCTTAACGCATAGATCGTAGCACCTTCGGGTAGGTGCTGCCATTCCGCAGATTGCGGATTGAGGACTTTTTGTACAAACCGCCACAAGTGGCGATCTGCTTTAAGCCCCGACTTTACATGCTTGTGCTGTAAAGTAGCCTGGTACATGTGTGCCAGGACGCCCATTATCACTTGATAGGCGTAAGGTGCGACAGTAATAGTACGCGCCTTTGAGGGTTCGACCACTGCGTGAACCCTCACACACCTCACATATGTGGGGTGGTGCAGGACTGTTTGAACAGCCCAGCTCAGGACATCGGACGGTGTCCTGACGGGCCGAGGCTCTATCGCCGTCGGCTCGAGCGTTTCCATATTATAAGTGAAACGCAGAACGCGCTTTTTTGCAAGCGTGTCTCGGAGGAAAGCAGTCTTCCCTCCCTTGCCTCGAGAGCTCTCGAGACAAGCGGTTGTGCCCACAGACACAACCGCATTAACACCCATGGTGTTAATGGCCATCCTGGTCGCATCCAGGAGGTAAGGTTCAGGAATTAATACCCTCTCGGAGGGCTCCTGAACGGTTCTCTTGAACTTCTCAAGAGACTTGCGGATCATCACGTGATCCGCCATGCCCGTCGCCCTGGTCTGGCACCAGGTCAAGACGTAGCGTCCCAGCTCAGCTGGAGACTCGAACCCTACCTTTTCACGGTAGAGGTCGTAGTATGGCACCATATGTGCCATAGGCCGGTAGGCGTCGATCCTACCGGTGAGGGCAAACGACTTTCGCATGCCCTTCTTCAGATTTTTGAAATCTGATTGGAACTGTGCATAATTGTTTGCACAGTTCTCTAACGCCCAGCGCGTTAGACGATCGACCTGAGCTTCGCTCGGGTCGTCTGACGTACAATAGTACGCCAGCACCGCCGCTGTGGCGGTGTGAAACCAAGACCTTACTTGGTTCAGCCTGCCGGCATCAAGTCGGCGGCGCAGCCTCGTTTTAAAGGCTTGTGAAACCTTTACATAAAGGTTTCTCAGCAACACTTGTTGCTGATCCCTCGGACAAAGGTCCGAGAGGAAAGTAGGTGCGCTCCGCGTACCCAGGAACCTTTCTAAAAAGAAAGGCTGTATCCGGCGTTCAAACACGTCGGCTACACTTCTGTTTTCACAGAAGTAGTCCTCGAGTCTTTGCTCGAGCGTGGAACTTGGTTCCACGAGGATTCTGGGCCCCACCCTGCCTATAGTAGGTAAAGGGGGTGCCCAGCGATACGTCATCATTGACG